CATATTCTGATACAGATGCAAATTGGAATAGCGATAATAACGCAGGCGGATGGGGGTGGTCTAAAATCATTGAGCCAATCAATGCGAACTTGGAATCGTATTCTTTATAATTTAATATGTTAAAACAATACTCAAATATCGACGAAATATTAAATGCAGATAAATCATTATCTGGAATTAGGCTTCCTAAAAAGTCGTCTGATTTACTATCATTTCCATTAAACAGAAGAATTGATTTTGATAGTACAGTTGCTCCATCAGTAGATAGTTTATTAGAATTTCATGTATATGCAAATGATACGTGGATAACAGGAGAACATACTTTACCAGTAACTAATGAATCTGCTACATTTACTAATACAGATACAAATCAAGATATACCATTAAATGGTGTCCCAATCAATATTGATTTGTTTTCACAATTTGATAATTTAAACTTAACAGCAGGAAATTATAGATTTGTAATCAATTTCTTTGAAAATTTAATTGGTAGTTATGCGTTACAGCATTTAAAAGTTGACGAAATATCTCCAGATCGAACAGAGGTAAGATTAAAAGCAATTAGCAAAAGTAGTACAGAATTTTTAACTCAAATTAATAATTATATTAATACAGTTAATCAAACTGCTATTCCAGGTGGATTTGCAAAAACATATCTTTTAAATTTTAGCAGAAACCAAACGTTTCAATATGTTAATAGTGTTGTAATCGGAGGATTTTTATATGTAAAATTATTAGTCCCACTGCCTGATACAATTGAAGAACAATTTAAGTGTTGGGTTGTAGAAGAAAATAAATATCCATATATTGATAATGTAGTTATATACCCAAAAGATACGATAAAAACATTTAATACATTATCTGGGCCAAATTGGCAAGCAAATAATCAACCATTTGATGTTTCTGCGGAGACTGATTTAAAAACATGGAATGATCTATTAGGATCATCAACACAAACATCACAAGAGATTGTAGATGCATATTTTTCAGGCAGTTTGTCAGGAGTTGGATTAAGTATAGATTATACTGATTTTAATAATTTTGTATTTTATAGTTCTGCTACAGAGCGACTTGTTAATTACAGATATAAATTAAATTTGTTAGAATATTATACAGAACAGTCTTCTTCGGCATCACAACTATCTGGATCTGTTTCTATAACTAATGCAGCAGATTATGATACGTTAAAATCTAGATTAATTGGTGGATTTGATAATTTTGAACAATTTTTGTATTACGAATCTTCATCTGGAATGTTTACTCATGAAATTCCGTTAGAAAATCCAACAGTTGAATTTATGACTGGTAGTTATATAAATCCAAATCCAAAATCAAATTCTACTTATCCATATATACAATACTCTATTACGAGTAGTCAATTTGAAAATTGGTATGATGGATTATATGACAGTGCATCGATATATGATAACAGAAATCTTAATATATTAACCAAATCTGTGCCTGAATTTATATTATTAGATGAAAGCAATGTACAATTATCAACGTTTGTTAATATGTTAGGTCAACATTATGATATACTTTATACGTATATTAACGCAATGACTCGAATTAATAAAAGAGATGAACATCCTAATTTAGGAATGCCAAATAAATTATTATATTCTGTGGCAAAACAATTTGGATGGAATTTACAAGATGGCAACCAACATAAAAATTTATGGGAATATACATTAGGAACAAATGAATATGGGACTCCATTAACCGGATCTAATTCTGTTGGTGAGCCTGCAGTATCCGCGCGAGATGTGACTTATAATATATGGAGGAGAATAGTTAATAATATTCCTGGGTTATTAAAATCTAAAGGCACAAAAAGAAGTATTCAAGCATTATTAGCTTGTTATGGAGTACCACAATCATTAATTACTATTAAAGAATATGGTGGGCCTAGATTAGACCGTATTCCAATATATGAACAATTGAATTTTGATTATGCACTAGATCTAATTAGAAATCCAGCTGGTACTGTTATAATCAATTATGATCAGCCTATTGGCAGTGTAGAATTAAGATTCCGCACAGAGAACATATTAACTAATCCTACGATGTCAAGCACAATGAATTTATATAATGTGGGTGGCAATTCAGTAACTGTTGATTTTTCTTCTGGTACATTGGGTACTATTAATATTAATGGAACTGCGTCTGCAGAAATTGAATGTTTTAATGGAGATTGGGTCAATACTATATTACGTACAGGAAGCTATGTTTCCGGCATAGGTATGGTATATGGTTCTGGAGGATATGGGTCTGGGACTTATGGGTCTGGAACTTCCGGGGGTCTGGAAATTGTTGCTAGAAAAGCTAAATACGGAAAAATTGTATCTACTGTTTCGGCATCTGCCATTGCAAGTTTACCATCAACTGGAACTATTACATTAGGAAGTACCAGTACTGGAGCAACTCGATTAGAAGGAGAATTGCAAGAATTAAGATTGTGGACAGGAAGTTTAAATGTCGAACCAGGAATTGGTGATCTCGATGATCCTTTTTCTAACCACACAAGAGCTCCTGCTGCATATGATGGTAATATAGATGCATATGATGAATTAGTATTTAGAGTTCCACTAACACAGAAAATTAATCATTCATTGACTTCAAGTTTAAATGGTGTAGAACCAAATCCTTCTGGAATATCTGCTTCTTTTGCAAGTTGGACTAATGATATACCATATGATTCAATTGAAGAAACATATTATTATGATGGTATATCATTGGGGGCAGGAACATTTGATGATAATAAAATAAGATTGGAATCAAATAATATAGTTGGTGCATTAGATGTTATAACAAGAGCAGAAAGGAGTCAATTTGATACTGCTCCATTAGATAGCAAAAAATTAGGAGTATATTATTCTCCACAAACAATGATTAATAAAGATATCATTGCACAATTAGGATTTCAGAGTCTAGATGATTATATCGGCGATCCAGGAGACCAAAATAGTAGATCGTATCCTGATTTAATTCGTGTAGCATCTGAATATTGGAAAAAATATAATACTAAAAATGATATTAATGCGTATATTAAAATCTTTTCATTATTTGATTTATCATTCTTTAAACAATTAGAACAATTATTGCCTGCTAGGGCGGATAAAATACTTGGATTATTAATACAACCAAATTTATTAGAACGAAGTAAAGATACAGCGTTGCCAAATGTTAATCGATTTGATGAATCACATGAAGGAGAGTTAGTTGCATATGAAAACCAAAATATGGATGCACAGTATCTTGTGTATAGTGGATCTACTTCTGTACCTGTTGCTACTATAATAGCATTTGATGATGACCAAATGGAAGCGTATTTAACTAGTAGCCAAAATAATTATGATGGAACTACATATTGTTATCCTTATTTAATTAGATCTTCAAGTGGGTGGATAAAATCATCGACTCCATATTGGTTATGCGAAGGAGTGATGCCAACTATTACTGGTAGTAGATTGTCAGAATTTTATGAATATATATATTCTGGTAGTGTTATGCGCCCAGCTGAAGTGCAGGATTATATGCCAATTGGAAAAGCACGACATGAATATATAGGATGTAAGATGACAAGCCCCGATTTTAATATCGATTCAACAGACACAATTGATGGTGGTCCTGTAGTAGAATTTATGGAAGCAAATCCAAATCAGATAATTACACAATCTCCAGGCCAACAAGGTGGGTTGGATATTAATTCAACAAATAATATAATGTAATATTTATATAAAATTAAAGGTTAAAGAAAATGGGATATTTAAATAACAGTTCAGTAACAGTCGATGCTATATTGACTCTAAAGGGAAGAGAATTGCTAGCAAAAGGCGGAAATGCGTTTAATATTACACAATTTGCGTTAGGTGATGATGAAATAGATTATAATTTATGGAATATAGGACACCAAGAAGGTACTGATTATTATGGTATACTTATTGAAAGTATGCCTGTAACAGAAGCTATTGCAGATGAAACTCAAGCATTAAGATATAAATTAGTTACACTACCCAAATCAACAACACAAATACCGGTAGTAACAGTTGGGAATTCTAGCATTGTATTAGTTGGGCCTGGAGATACTGCAATTATATCTCCAAATACTAGTAATTTACAAGGGGGGAATTCGACTTATGGATATACAGCAATATTAGCAGATAGCGATGCTGCAGATATATCGGTAACACAACCATTACAAAATTCAGTACTTCCTACTAGTACAGGATATGTTGGTAGTAATGAAGATAATCAAAGTGTTGCTGTTGCTGGGTTTGCGTTCCAAATAGCTGCAAAAACGCAGGTATTAGCAAATAAAACAACTACTATAACAATAATAGGAAATGAAACTGGTGGTAGTACTACTGTTAATTTAACTGTTGATAAATTAACAATTAATACAGCAAATAATAGTAGAACTAGTTAACAATAATAAGGCATAAACCGAATGAAAAGAAATTTTATATATAAATTAAAAAAATATCCTAAACATGGGATAGGGGCTTCCAAATTTGCTGGTGCTGGTGGAGCTGTGAATTCACAAATTCAAGCGATGGCACAACAACTAGCAGAACAAATGGTAGCAGAACAAACTGCTGTAACTACAATATCAAATATGGGTAAAACATTTTCTGTATTTAATCAAGCAGAAGATATAGTTAAAAACCAAACAGAATTAGTTACTGCTGGATTGTGGAGTGATAACCAAGGAACATTAACAACACACTTTTCATCTTCAACTGAAACTCTAGACCAAATACGACATTATGTAGATGTATACCAAAAAGACCCTAGTGCTACAGGATCTGCAGTACAATATGCTTTAGCTTATGGTAATGCATTGGGAAGTGGATCATCTGAGTTAGGCTCTTTAGCGAACCCAGCATCAAAAGCTACATATGGTCAATATAAACAATTATTATTAGAAAAAACAGCAACAAGATTTGTTACTGCTGGTTCTGGGAGTACTGACTCGATTTATGTTGTTAATATACAGCGTAATAGAATGAAAGAGCAATTAGATGCAGGCAATTGGGAATTGCCGCTGACAACTATAGGTTCTAGGGCGAGTAATGCTACTGGAAGTGTAACACTTACGGCAGGAACTTATACTTTAATTGATGACTCAAGTGTTAATGTTGGCACAAATGGAGAATCGGGTATTGTATATAATATAGTGTCTGGTAGTATTGATGATGGTATTTATAATACTGCAGATCCTGTATATTATGGATTGTTTTATCCACTACATGGGGCATTGGTATTAGATGGAAAGATGTTAGACCAACAATTAGCATTTGATACTAATACAAGTTCTGATTCTGAAGGAAATAATCATTATGCTTTATTCCACTCTATATCCGGATCTGGTGCCTTCGGATTTGATGCTAGAAACCAAGAAACAGTAACTAGTACAAATTATTTTGTAAGAATTAAAAATGGAATGTTTAATTTCTCAAATAATCCGTCATATACAACTGGTAGTGTTGGACAATTTGCGCAAAGTACTTTTGTAGGTGCGCCTATATCATATATAACAACAGTTGGTTTATATAATAATAAACAAGAATTGTTGGCAGTTGCGAAATTAAGTAAACCATTACTTAAATCATTCTCTAGGGAAGCGTTAGTTAAAGTCAAATTAGACTTTTAAAATAAATCATTGATTTTAGGCCTGTTATATTTATTATAAATGTATAATGGGTTTCTACTAATATGTCAAACAATATCATAGACGAATATAAAGGAATATCACCGGAGGTATTCAAAAAAGTTGAGCCAGGTGACTTTCAAGTTAATAAATTTCAAGCATATAAACAATTTATATTTACTTCTGGTAGTTCTGTAGCTGATGGTTATAATCCATTACAAGGTATTTATGTTTCTTCGTTGCCCCAAATATCTAGTAGCAATACATTTAATTCTGCTACTAATGTAGACGGAACATATCAATTTTCAACATATTATTCTATCGACCAATTATTTTATAAAA